AAACAACTCAATCAAACTTTCCAAACACAATACAGTTAGGAGATGCGTTCCAAGTGAGAGAATGGAGCGATATTATGTCAATAACGATAGGCGCAAAGATATAATAATTACACCACAAGACAAACTGGCGCAAGAAACATTGGCATACATAGACCGTCTTAAAGAAGCCTGCAATGAAGCAATCAGAAGTTTCACACGAATGGAAACGCTGTATAAACTCAAATGCGATGAACTCAAAACAGTAAAGGCAAAAACCGTGAGAGAGTTTGCGGAGAAGTTGAAAGCATTGCCACAATTTGAAGAAATGTTTCCCGACGAACAAGTCTTTATTAGTGATATGAAATCGTCAATCGACGAACTCGTCAAGGAGGTATGCGGGGAATGAATATTTACTTAGGAAATTTATCAATAGAGCAAATTGAAAGGGAGTATCAAGTTCAGTTTTCGGAAGAAGATAAGACTTGGCTAAAAGAGCATAGGCAAGCAAATGTAAGCATAGTGTTGGGCGCTGATAAATGGCATTGTTTCGATTTTCCGAGAATTATTGCAGTGGGAAGCGCGGATTTTAGGCAAGAGATATTTGATAGGCTTAAAAATTACGCATTCAAAGGTCAAATTGGAATTGGAGTTATGGAGGACAAGCAATGAATAAAGCAGTAATGATTTCAATGCAGCCAAAATGGTGCGAATTAATCGCAAGCGGTAAAAAGACGATAGAGGTTCGCAAAACGCGCCCGCAAATCGAAACACCGTTTAAGTGCTATATCTACGAAACGAAAGGGCTGTGCGATACGCCGACGTTTGTAGACGAGGACGGGCATATAAGCTATCGAGGTCGAGGGGCTGTTATCGGCGAGTTTGTGTGTGATAAAGTTGAGAATATTATGGTCGATATCGACGAAAATGACCATGTAGATTATCTGGTAACAAATGACTTTCTTTCAAATACTTGTCTTTCGTTTAATGAGATTTGTAGATATTTAAGAAATGGCGATGGCTACGGTTGGCATATATCCGAACTCAAAATCTACGACAAGCCGAAAGAGTTATGGGAGTACAGTTATCCTTGTACGGGGAAAAAGTGTAGTAAATGCCAATATGAAGTTAGGGACGAACTCCCGTTTGGTACAGTTGGCGTTTGTTGTGGGAGGTATCACATTACCCGTCCGCCGCAGAGTTGGATGTATGTGGGTGAGGTGTGATATGGAGTGTCGTCTTATAGAGTAGTTCGATACGATATCATATGCGATAAAGCTAAAGACGGCAAAGTGCTGTGCGATAACTGTTTTTATGAATATAAAGGAGATAATAGATGATTGAGGATAATGCGAAAAAACAAATTAAGATAGCCTTTAGAATGTATCCTATATGGAAGGAAGAAATAAAGATATCATTAGACGAGGTAGGGGATAAGTCGTTAGGCATGAATGCTCCTAACGCGGTCAGATCGGGACGGACCAAGCCGCGAGCTACAAAGAAGACATTTGATGTAGAACTTATTGAGTTAATGGAGAAGGACAAGTATAAGTGGGTAAAGATAGTGAGCGAGCTTATAGAATTTTATAAGGATAGCGACAAGGGAAAGCTACTGGAATTGAAATATATGTCGCAATATATGTCTGTAACCGTCATGTCTATGATGCTACATATATCGAGAGCGCAATTATTTAACTGGGATAGCGATATTATCAATAAAGCGTACAGACTTGCCGTATCCGAGGAACTATTGCCTGCATAAGTTATGAAATTGCGCAAAAAGTCTTAGACTTAAAATCTAAGACTAAAAGTCTAAGACTTTTGAACCGATTTTTCGTGTTAAAATAGTATTATCAAAAGTTGTCCGGAAGCATTTCGGGCGTTTGTCCACCTCCTTAAAAAGGCACTTGTCTATGACAGGTGTCTTTTTCTCTGTTTAGAAAACAAACGGTATAAAGATGTTGGACGGGTGGGGAAAAGCAATCTATTACGAGCAAAGAATGGGGTAGAAAGTGGCAAGACCTAGGATTGAAATAGATAAGAAACAGTTTGAGAATTTATGCGAGCTGCAGTGCACTCTTGATGAGATAGCGATGTTTTTTAATTGTTCGTCCGATACGATAGAGCGCTGGTGCATGCGGGAGTATAAGTCGAGTTTTGCGGATATTTTCTTTATAAAAAGAGGAGCGGGCAAAATATCGTTAAGGCGTGCGCAATTCGAGCTTGCCAAAAAGAACCCGACAATGGCTATATGGCTGGGTAAGCAATATCTCGGACAGAAAGACATAATGCAAGTTGATCAAAACTTAAATGCCGATGCAAAGATTGCTCAAGTTATCGGATGTATGAGCGACGAGGAGTTGATACGAATTGCAAGACAAGAATGTTGCGAATCGTCCGATTGCGGAGAAGATTAAGCTAAAGCTATCTCAAAGCGCTGCCGTAGAGCTTGCTCGTCGACATTACAAATACTATTGCGAATTAGTGCATAACGGGCACTGGAAAGCATATGCTCCGCACCTGGCTCTATGCGAGAAGATGGAGCAAATAATTGCAGGTCAATGCAAGCGGCTTATAATCGAAATGCCGCCCAGACACGGCAAAAGCAATACTGTTAGCGAGACTTTTCCAAGTTATTATATCGGCAAATTTCCCGACCGTAAAGTCATTATCACATCAAAGGATGAAGGACTTGCGATGCGATTCGGTCGTTTGAATTTAATAAAGGTTAAGGAGTATGGCAGCCGGCTGTGGGGCATAGAGCCGAGTAAGGCTCAGGCAAGCAAGACATTATGGGGAATCGAGCAGAGACTGGGGACAGTATTATCCGCTCCGATAATGGGCGGCATAACGGGCAACGGTGCGCATCTTATGATAATCGACGACCCTGTAAAAAACAGAGAACAAGCAGATAGTATTACTCAACGTGAAAAGTTATGGTCGGAGTGGCAGGATACTCTATCCACCCGATTGGAAAAAGACGCTGCGGTAATTGTGATAATGACGCGTTGGCATGAAGATGACCTTGCAGGCAGACTGATAGCTCAAGGCGGATGGGAAGTGCTTAGATTGCCTGCGTTAGCCGAAAACGGCGATATGCTTGGCAGGGAGCCTGACGAACCGCTATGTCCCGAACTCGGCTTTGACAGACAGTGGGCGGAGAATAAACGCAAGGAAGTAGGCAGTAGGACATGGAATGCTTTATATCAACAGCGCCCGACCGGTGCCGAGGGCGGTATATTCAAACGCGAATGGTTTAAGCGTTACGACAGATTGCCAGATGCTATCGATGAATGGACTCAGTCGTGGGACTTAACTTTCAAGGATAGCAAGACATCCGACTATGTCGTGGGCGGTGTATGGGCGCGCTGCGGAGCCAATCACTATCTTGTATGCATGATAAGAGAGAGGTTGGACTTTGTTAATACGATTAAAGCGATACGCAGGCTTACGGACTCATATCCGCAAGCGACGCTCAAATTGATAGAGGAGAAGGCAAACGGTGCGGCGGTAATTTCGGCGCTTAGGAACAGTATCGGCGGAATAGTTCCCATTGTTCCGAAGGAGAGCAAAGAAGCTCGGGCGAGTGCAGTTACTCCGCTGTTTGAGAGCGGCAACGTATATTTGCCGTTAGGAGAGTTGGGGGATACGGTAATCGAAGAGCTGTCGGGATTTCCTACCGCGGCACATGACGATATAGTAGATATGACCAGTCAATATTTAAGCAGACACATACGAAATAAACGAGCCAGTCGAATAGGCACGGTGAATTGGCTGTAGCGGAGGCTATTTAAGTGATTAAGCAGTATTTGGAAGCAGGAGATGGAATAACTCCTGCAATGGTTGCCAAGGCAATAGCTGAGTATCAGAGTGTATACCAAGACAATATCGTAAGACTGGAGAAGGCGTACGCTTATAACAAGACTAAGGCGGGCGCTTTTACTTCTCGAGATAAAGATATTTTATACAGCGCACTCGGCTTGACATGTAGGATGGAGAGACTTAAGTTCCCATTCGCATTTTATATAAGCACGGTTAAGGTTAATTATATTCTCGGCAGACCTGTACAGTACGGAGTATATGTAGAGGATAAGAACGACGCAGATATCGATATTGCGGAGTTGGAAGACGCTATAACAAAAATAAAACGCATATATCGAGCTCAAAGCAAGTCAATGACGGATAAAGAAATTGCGTTGCAGCGGTCTAAAATAGGCTTTGCATACGAGCTTGTCTATGTAGATAAAGATGATGTTCAGCCGCATTCGTGCATGCTGCCCGCATATACGACCTGTGTAGTCTTCGATTATTCGCCAAATCCAAAGAGTCTGTACGCCGTCCATTGGTACGAGGCGGGCGGTAAGAAGGATGAGCGCTATAAGTATCGAATACATCTTTACACCGAAAAGTATGAGTATGTATATGCAGCAGGTAGCTTAATTAATAGCGATGATTGGGTAGAGCTCGAGGATATAAGGGCGCAGCATTATTTGGGACGCGTTCCCGTAACGCTTATAAAGAACAATGATAGTCTTATAGGAGATTATGAGCTTGTCTTGCCTCTTATTGAAGCTGTACAGGACATGTCCACAGGCGAGCAATTCAGTATACAGCAGAACATAGATAATATTCTCGTATTCTATAACTCGCGCATATCCCAGCTCAAGCCCGAGGAGCAGGTTGCTTTTAAGCGAATGCTTAATGACTTGAAGATACTTACGATTGAACAGAATGAAGAGGACAGCGGACTCACGACAGACGTTAAGCCGCTGTCTAATCCGCTTAATGTGAGCAATACAGAGCTATTTCTCGATAGATTATGGAAAGCGATATTCAAGCTCAGCGGCGTGCCTGACCCTACGCAAACAGAATTCTACACACAGACGAGCGGCGTTGCCATAAGGCTACAGATGTTCGTCGGGCTGGAGCCTTTTGCCGTTAACGGCGAAGATAGCTTTGCCTTTGCTCTTCGCAGACGCTTTAAGATGTATAATCGCATCCTTGCCTTGCGCAGTCAAACTAAGCAGGTAGATGCGGGGCTGGTAGATATAAGATTTACGCACAATATACCGCAAAACGATTTGGAGACGGCGCAGATAATATCCAACATGTACGGTAAAGGTATTGTAAGTAATGAGACCTTGTCTAAACAGTTGTCTTTTGTTAGCGATGCAGCTAAGGAGATAGAGCAAGCTAACAAGGATGCGTCTAAGGCAGCGGCTACCGATATTATGAGCAGACTGGCGGAAGCCCGCGGCGAGACGACTCATACTGACAATAATTAGTATCTGTTATGGAAATTGTCACATTAATGCCAGAGAGCGGGCAGTACTCTTCCTTAGCCGAGATATCGGGCGTGCAGGCAGGCTTGATACTCGAACAAGCAGAAGATGAAATCATAGGATATACAAGGAAAGCAATTGCTTCTTACGGTAATACAGACCTGTCGGAGCTTAATAAGTCACAATTTTCCGCTGCCATGTATGAGCGATGCGCTAAGTTGCAAGATTATGCGATAGAAACATTTCGTAAGCGCAACGACAAGTTGTTCCGCAGCGTCGAAGCCTCGCTTATCAGCGGCTTTAAGGCGGGCGTAAACGATAGCAACAGGCAGCTCGGTTCGTCATTTAGTTACAATGACTACAATAAGACTATACAAGGCGGCAAGGTGGCTCAATCTGCACGTCAACGCCTATTGCAGGCTGAAGCAAAAGCTGTGGATGACGCTGTTACGAGATTGGGAAAGGCTGCCCTTGCTATTGTCACAGTAGGTGCGGGAATATGGGGAGCGCATGACTTATATTCCGCCTTCGACAAGACATACGTAGCAGACCTCGGCTCGGGACTTATCGGACTGTCTACGGCTAATGGCTCGCAACTTGCTCTTACCGGATATGCGGAGGGAGTTGTGCGAGAGAGCTCTCACTCTATGCGATTGCAGGGCGAGAGCGCGGTGGCAAAAGACAACGGATACAGTCTGGTACAGATACATACACATAACCCATGCTGTAATAAGTGCTTGCCGTTTAATAATGTTATCTTGGTAGACGATTGGTTTGCGGAGGCGCAGCCCGACGGAAAGCACGGATTGCTAAGCAAGGCTATAGAGCAGGGCTTGTTCCACTGGAATTGCCGCTGTGTCAAGCGTATATACCACGAGGGCGGATATATCAAGTACAACGATATCGGTACAGATGTCAAGGTGCTTAAGGGCTATGAGCTCGAGCAGGAGATGAGACGCTTCGAGAGGTCTATACGCGGCAATAAGCTCGCCATGCAGGCATCGCTCGAGATAGGGACGGTAAATCGTTGCAAAGAGCATATAGCGTATGGTCAAGCGCAGCTTAGGGCGCTTACTAAGTTTGCAAAAGATAACTGTTTACCTGTGTATAGACAGAACTGGAGAGAGCAGATAGGCGGAGAGACTAAGCCGTATAGTACTTATCATGTAAGGGATATAGACGCAGCAGACAGGCGCGACAAGCCTGCCATTGAGACATATAACGCATATTATAATACATTACGTAAGTCTGATGTAGAAAAGATTAAGGAAATCGTCGATAAGGCTAATCACGGCGCAAGTAAGCTATTTAATAAGATAGCAGATGACATTGTAATCGCTAAGCCTGATAGTAGGCTAACTGAAGCTTATTACTCTGCAGCTGACGGTAAGATACATATAGATTTAGAAAAGAATCTAAGCGACCCCAGACGTTTGCCGTATAAAACATTTTTTCACGAAGTAGGGCATAAAGTAGATGCGGTAATTAGTAATAAAGCGGATAGAACTGTGGGCATAGCCTCTAATTATGAATCTAACAAATATCTAAAAGTAATTAAAGTAACAGATTCTTACGGAAATAGCTCAAATGTAGTCAAGGGATATACATTAGAAGAGATGCTTATTGAAGAGGCGAAACAGGCAATAAAAAATGCTAAAGGTGAGAGTAAATCTGATAAACAGTATACATTAATTGAAGAATTGCATACTCTGCCAGCACAACATTCAAATGGCGTGTCAGATATTTTTTCTGGAGTGACAAAGAATAGAGTTTTAGGTACATGGTATCACGATAATAAATATTGGAACAAAAAAGGTTCATTGGGCAATGAAGCATTCGCACATATTTTTGCGGCGTCAATTTGCGACGAGGAAGATTTAACATACATAAAAAAATATTTTCCTAAAACATGCTCCATTTTTGACGAGATTATTGATAATGCAAATAAAAAATGATAAAATTTAATAGGGATTTAGTTATGGATAAAACAAATCAGTTAGCATTAAAATATCTAAGACATTTTAGAAAACCACTTGTAATAGGCGCAATGCCACTTGAAGATTATTTAAGATTGGAAGAGATAGTCGAAGAATGTATTCGTGACAATAAGCCATACGATAATTATTTGACTTATGCAGGACCTGAAGGAACGACACAGGATTCCTTTTGTTAAATTAACTAATATGTAATGATAATTAAGAGAGCTTAACGGCTCTCTTTTTTATATGCCGACGGGCAATAAACGGATATAACAGCCGACGGGCTTAAAACGGGAGGAATAAATATGTTGCAAATCAAGAGACAGTACTTACAGGCAGATAGCGGAGCAGACGGCGGAGATGTTACGGCAACATCTGATGCTCAGGCGGACGGCGGCGCAGCAGACAGCGGTAGCGTAGAGTTTACTGCAGAGCAGCAAGCCAAGATACAGGAGCTGATAAGCAAGGCGTTTGCTAAAGGCGCGGCTAAGGCAGGCAAGGACGCGAGTAAGGGCATAGAGGACAAGATAGCCGAGCTCGAAGAGAAGCTCGCACTGGCAGAGCAGGAAAAGCAGATCGCAGCGACTGCGGCTACGATGTCGGCTAAGGGTATCTTATTCAGCGGGGACAAGTCTGACGTAAACAATGCGGCGCTTGCTCGGATACTGACCGGTAAGGATAAAGAAGAAAGCGACGGCAATGTAGCATTGCTTGAGGCGTTACTCGAGGCGAGGGTACAAGCCGGTGTAGATTCGAGACTGCGGGCGGGAGGCACAACGCCGCCACCGTCTGCGGGGAACAATGCGGTATCGATTAACGATAAAATCAGATCCGCGCTTAAAGGCGTATAAAAATAATCAAATTATAGGAGAAGTAAATAAATGGCAGGTTTGATAGATTCAAGCAAGGTCTCGGGTGTATTGTCCGAGGCGGATTTCAAAGATGACTCTTTGTTTAAGGAGATTACAGGCGCGAGCGCCGTGCTTTCATTGGGCAGAAACATAGGAAATATGCCTAAGGGCAAGGCGAGTATTCCTATACCTCAGTCGCTTATATCGGTAGGCTGGGTAGAGGGCGAGAGCGGCAAGAAGCCTGTTGCGGACGGCGCTATCGGCAAGGAGATGCTTGTAGCAGGCAAGCTGGCGGGCATTGTGCTTATACCTACAGACGTAATCGAGGACTCGGATATAGACTTGTGGGAGAGCTGGATAAGACCTAACGCCCCCGCGGCATTCGGGGCTGCAATCGATGCGGCTGCGCTGTTCGGCGTCAATAAGCCGAGCACTTGGACAGGATTTCAGGGCGGCATAGTGCCACAGGCTAAGGCTAAGAGCATGACGGTAAACGCAGGCGATAATCTCTATGATTCCATACTGGGCGTAGACGGCATGGTTCATAAGGTCAATGCCAACGGTTTCAGTCTTAACGGCTGGGTCGGCGACAGCACTATAGAGGCTATGCTGCGCGCGGAGAGAGACGGGACTAGTGGCAGGCCGATGCTTAATAGTTTCCTCAACCCCATGACCAATGTGGCAAGTTACGACATAGACGGCAAGAAGTATTATTCGCTCGAGAACGGCGCTTGGGCGGACGAGGATAACAATTCGTTGCTTATCGGCGGCGATTTCAAGCAGCTGATTTACAGCTATCGCAAGGAGCTCGAGTGGAAGATGTCTACGGACGCTACGGTAACTCTTGCGGACGGCACTACAGTAAATTGCTTCCAGCAGAACGTAGTCGCCTTCCTCATGGAGATGCGTATAGCGGCTGCAGTGCTCAATCCCGTTACGAGGAAAAATCCCGACGGCGACACGAGATTCCCCTTCGCGGTGCTTACCGGCGGAAGTAATCCCGTGTAATATTCAATTAATTATTTCAGTCGGAGCGCTCCTTCATAGGGGCGCTCCGTCATTTTATAGGAGCAGTTTATGGCGGTATTACTTAAAGACAGCGGTATAAGATTGACGCCTGAATATATGCGTAAGAATTTCAATGTTGACCTTGCGGCGGAACTCGGCAAGGAAAATATCCGCGCAAGCGGGGCGGCAGAAGCGTATTGCGATATGGCGTTCAATGCGTGCGTGGATTGGGCAGTCGGTCATGACGTACGCATGAGCAATGAGGGGGATGTCAGAGCATTCCTCGACAACGATTATAAGATAGCTAAATTTATTTATGCGCAGGGATTGTGTCTTGTCGCTTGGCTTGAGAACGGCAGAGGCGGAGTCATTCAGCGCGAAGACGGAGAGTGGTTTAGAGATATGCCTACAGCAGCGATTAAAGTGTTACGCAACAATGTAGGCTTTAACAAGACCAATTGGGTATATTGAGGTAAGCATTATGCCGTATATGAAACGCGAGGATTCAAGCGGATACGTTGTAATTGCCAAGAGAAATGACGGAACGGAAGAAAAGACGGAATTCGGTTATAGCTTGGAGCGCACGCCGTCTTATGATAGAGGAGTTTTGTCTCAAGGTATAGAATACATCGGCAAGTCTACGGTAATAAGCGTGCCAGATAAGCTCGCACTTTCCGCAGGAGATACGCTGATACTTGCGGACGGCAATAGATATCGTTTTGTCAGCATGTCACCAAAGTTTGACGAAAAAGATAAGCGCAGAGCGCGTTTTACGCATGGTTCTAAGCCTTCGCGCTGGATTTTGACTTTGGAGTAAGCATGGTAGCCGTCTACGACTTGGCTCTGTACGGAGCAGACATTATAAGGAGCGTCATGTATGACGATGCGCCGTACGACACGGGCAATCTGAGAGACAACGGTATATCGCTTGCCGAGAGCGTGGATACTAAGTGCGCGCAGATAGTCATCAACAAAGGTAATGCCGCGCCGTACGCTATCATACTTGATGAGGCTCGATATATTAGGATAGCGCGTACCGACAGTTATTACGTCAATAGTCATTATAATTGGGTATATCAAGGCGTGATACAGGGCGCAATAAGGTTTGCTTCGTCTATAGGCGGAGAAGTGACCAGCTGGGGATAGGATTAATTAAATTTATTATATAAGTATTTCTTGTTTAATAATGGAATTGATTTTAGTCTAATTGTTGATAAACTCGATATTATGTGATAAGATATCAATATGCAATGGAATAATAAGTAGTAAATTACTTGTATTAAAATATTAATAAACAATGGAGAAAGATTATGAAACAAAAAAGCAAAAATTCTGAGCAAGAAGTAGAAACTGTTAATTTTGAACGAGAAAGCAGGCTGTTTAAGAAGATTAAAGATTACAATAAAAGATATAATAACTTGAGCGATATTAGGGAAACTAGTAGACAGACGCTGGAAAAACTGGTTATATTTTTAGTGGGTGTTTTGGTAACAGTTATTAGCATATCGGTCGTTATAGGATTACAATTTGCAGATAACAACTTTAAACAGACTACAGTATGGCAAATATTGGTTGATGTTTTTGTTTCAGGTATACCGATAGGATTAATAAGCGTACTATTTTCTTTTTTTGATAAATTAAGTTATGCTAAGCATCAAGTTAGCGCCGCTTTATATGAAAATGAAGGATATCTGCTTTATGATGAAAAAACTCAGATAGAAATTAAAAATAGAATTGAACAGAACTTGCATTTGACAGATATACATGATTCGGAAAGCTTATATTCGGTTGTACAATCGGAAATTAGTGATATAGTACAAGATACATATATTAATGAATATAACACTACTATAGATTGCGATATAGAAGATGGAATGTTTGTGAAGAAATTTCATGAGTATATAGTCTATAAAAATCCTAATCTAAAGAAAAAGGAAGTAAAAAAGATTTATACGGAAGAGATGTTATCAACAAGAGTTTTTAAGCATGTACAAAATAATTGTGACGAAAATTTCATGTCGGGAAAACATTGTGCAAACTGTGGCAGTAGCTGCTTGCGAGATGTCGAACTGTGGATTGATGGTAAAAAAAAGAATGTGAAAGTTAAAAGATTTGTAGAGAAAAATAATAATACGTTATTACCTCAATATTCGACAGTATATAGATTCTCAATGGCTGAAAAATATATAGATGTTGGAGAAAACCCTGTCACAGTAGAGATAAAATTTAATACAAGGGTACCTATAGAGGACAACATATACGTGCATAAAGTGAAGAGAGCAACAAGGAATTATACTTTAGATTTTAGATTTAATTCTAATAAAATGGATATAATACCTGTTAGCTTCGGTTTTATGGATGAAAATAATATAGGCAATAGGGTCTTTATTGCACATTCAGATATGGGGAAGCAAATAAGATTTCGCAATTGGGTTTTGCCGGGCGATGGTGTTATTATTGTAATAAATAAGAAAAATAATGCAGATAAATTAGTGCTAATTGGGCACACTAAAGATGCAAGCAATATGGAAGACATAGAGAATATAAATGAATGTAGAGCTGAAGTTGCGGCAGAAGAAGTTAAGTAGTTTGTAATTACATAGATAATACTTGTAGACATGCGCTAAAATAATTTTTGTCACAAAAGGTTGATTTTGGGACATAATAGTAGTAGTATATATACAGGAGGCAACAGTTGGGAATATACATATTGTAGTAGAATAAATATACAAAAATGTATATATTTTAAAATTTAGCATTTTGGAGGTAATTAAAAAATGTATCAGGAGTTTACTATTTAAGTTATAGGTTTCAAATTTTATCGTAAATTTATACGATAAATAGCAAAGAATGAGGAAGCGGTTAGAGATGACCGCTTTTTTCATGCAAATTATTGACAGGTGATATATGGAAGCTAAGATAATAAGCGATATTCTTAACGATTTTATGACTAAGCGTAAGCAGGAAGGCTTGACTGAGCTTGATTATTCTTTCGCCCCGTTTACTATTGGGATAGAGGAGACCAATGCCGACAGTCTTAAGAGGATGCAATATACCACGCAAGACTTCATCAACGAAGCTCTTAAGATAAAGCGAATAAAGGGCATAATAAAGACTTCACAGAGCGATTACATAGCCTTGCAAGGCGTAGACAGCGTGTCGTTCACATGGTCGTGCGTTATGTATGCGCCTGCGGATACGGACCGACCGCTTGAAGATTACAAGGCGTTGGTAAAGGAATATAACGACAAAGTTTATCGCACGCCTGACGGTGACAAGCGAGTTATGCTTACCTTCGTCATGCCCGCTAAATTTGACTTGGTGCGCTTTGGAGACGGCAAGGAGTATTCGCAATATGTGTTAGGCGGTAAAGCGTGTGTCACAGATACATCGGAATTATCCGGCGAGATGGAGATAGAGTTCATCTCCCAAGACGGAAGTACAGATATTACGGGATTGTTAGCATATTCCATCGCTTACAATCCAAGCGGAGAGAGCACGCTGTATTCGGGAGATCAGCTTGCAAAGACCAACGTGCTTAGTTACAACAATGCCATATCGATATCTATCCATGTGCTTAAAGGCAGTAAGATGGCAGCCATAATTAAGAAGGCGGCTATAATAGGCGACGTCGGATCGTATGCGGTCAAGATATATGACAATAAGAAGCTCATAGGAGAATATTCCAATTGCAAGTTCAATTCCGCGCAGATACGCGGCAGTACAGGCAGTTATATCCTCGCCGATGCGCTTTTGCTGAGAGGTTGATATATGGAAGTTACTAAGACCATTGTCGTACAAGTTCAAGTGCAGGAGATGGATAGCCCGAAAGTCGAGAGCGTTGCGCCGACTGCGGAGACGTCGTCAGCTGCGATAACAGAGGCAGCGGGAGCTACGGCAATTAAGGCTCAAGACGCATCCAATACGGCTAATTCCGCAGGCATGTCCAAGACCATGGGCGCGATCAACAAAGGCTTGAGCGTAGCTATGCCCGTGCTTAACGCCGTAAGTAACGGTATGGTGGGACAGGTCATGGGACACGTCAATAGAGCAACAGGGCTTATAAATGCGCTCGCAGTCGGCAGCGTTGGCGGTATATTCGGTGCTATTGCATCTTTTGGCGCGTGGGGCGTAGGGCAAGCGGTCAATTCTATCATGTCTAAGCGTAACGCTAATGAGAGCGTGATAGAGGGCTTGGAAGAGACCAATATTAGACGCCAAATCGCAGGATTGCCTAAGATAGAGTACGACGTTACAGGCGTTACAAAGAAGCTTGTATATAAGTAGAATTCGTTATTAAATAAGTATTAAAAGAGCATCTAATTAATATAATTTACTTGTAAAACAGCCTTTATAATGATAAACTTGAATTATCAAGGAGGCGCACTTTAGGATGAGTTTCGATGGCATTACACAAGCAGAAGCAGAAAGATTAATTAAAATGTTAAAAAAGGCTTATGATGAACTTTTTTATCTTCCTGAACATGGGAAGAAGCAGTTCGTTGTTGTTGGTGATACACAAAAAGATGAATTTACAATTCAGTTTTATAGGGGAGAAATTAATGCTGAAAAATATAGTATTAATGCGTTAGTTAACAAAAACAACACTACTTTATTGAGGTTGGACATTGTTCCGCCAACAAGCGATAGAAAGCATCGTAATCCAGGACAAGATGAATTAATAACAGGAAGTCATTGGCATATTTATCGTGAGGGATATGGCGATAAATTTGCTTATCCGGCAAAGGATATAAGCGGAGAAGATTTTTATGATCATTCTTTAGAATTCTTTAGGAAGTTCAATATAATCAAGGCTCCTAAGTTGATAATGACAACTATGTTAAAAGACTTTATAAAGGAGGATGATGAAAGTGGAAATTAAGCAATTATTAGATAATTATATCTCATGGCTTAAAGAGGAAACGACATTTAGCAAAATCGGCGATTTCTATGAGATAACGACGCCGTTTTTAGATTCATCCAACGATTATATACAGATATATGTAAAGCAAGAAGGCGATGATCTATATTTTTCGGATGATTCTGCAACAATTAATATGCTCGAAATGAAGGGTATGAATTTGTCGCCGCAGAGGTTTGCGCATCTAAAAAATATAATAAATCAGTATAACGTCAAGTTGGAAGGTACAGAGTTGACAATGAAGGCACCTGTGCAAAATTTCGCACAGTGTAAACACATGTTTATTCAAACATTATTGCGTGTTGAAGATTTGCTTTATACCGCAAAACAAAAAGTTGCTTCATTATTTTTAGAGGATGTACAAGAGTTTTTTGCAGAACAAGATATATACTGTACGGAGAATGTTCAATTCTCTGGGATTTCGGGCTTTTCACATACCTATGACTTTTTGTTGCAGCGTAATAAGCGATACCCCGAAAGACTATGTCAAACGATTAACAATCCAAGCAAGTCAGCTATGGAAAATACTTTGTTTGTGTGGTCGGATACTAAGCCTGCAAGACGAGCGGACAGTAGATTGATAGTTATTCTTAATGATACAGGAAATACGATAGGAAAGGGCGTAGAGGCGGGATTTAGAAATTATGGCGTAGATGTTATAAAATGGGGTGAAAGAAATCTATCAGACAATCTATTACTTCTAAATTAATTTTACAATATTCAAGATTTTAAGAGACAGTCCTACGGGGCTGTCTTTTTATATATGAAAAATAAATAATCGGAGGTATATTGCAATGGACAAACGTTCCGAAAGAAGCGAATTGGAAACATATTACAGAGGCACGGATAAGGCATCGCATTTGTTTGTCTTAGATCCGTCCAACAGTGATGCTGACAAAGACGGCGTAGTGCCCGCAAAGGGATTCAAAGAGATAGGCATCGTAATAGTGCCTTATACCATGAAGAACAGCTTGACAGACGACATGGATACGGCTTCGGTATCTGTAGACTGTCTCGACACTATATTCGATGTTCCGATACTTGACGGCGACGGTAGCGAAGGCATGGTGAGGTATTGCTGCGAATTGCCGCTGCCCGAGAGGTGTAAGATACACGCTGAAAGCCCTGCAGAGAAGGCAGGCTCGATAATGCGCTTGCAGATGTACGGCGATGCGGGCAATTTCCTTACAGAGAATTATACGTTCCGCAAGAAAAGAAGCGACGGTAGCATTGAGACTACGGACGTTGAGTTGCCACTTAACTACCGCAATTACATGGTGTCGTTTTCCTCGAGCAAGCACAAGGCCTACGATTACTCGCACTATACATGGGAAAGGAACAAGATCACCAATCACAAGTATACGCTTATAGGTCTTATTACATATTTGCAGAACTTCCCTGTAAGGAGTACAAAGACATTTGCGGAAGGGCGTTATACGTGGAGAAGAATACTCGAGATATGCTTCGATCTGTTCTTCCACCCGAGATACAGAGGCAGTGTGGAGATTTACGGCGACGAGACGCTGGACGAGCTCAATAACCGCAAGGCGTATACCAATTCGACGCTGTATGACGTGGTGAGAGATATCTCGCAGCAGCTTGATAGAGTGCCTAAGCTTGAAATCAAGGTAAGTCCGAGCGGGACGTCTTACACCTATCAGCTTATGCTTTTCCCTAAGACAGGCGCGGGCTTCGGTACTACGGATATGGAGTTCTTCGACTGGGAACAGGCTAAGGTGGACGTCTGCGCGCTCAATCAGTCCGCAGGTAGCGTCATTTCCAACGTGAGGTCGCTTGTGCCCGATGGCGACTTTACTTATCCCGACAACGGCGCTGCAAGACCTTGCGATACTAATTTGAGCAACAGCTGGCGTACGTTTAAGACGCCTACGTCTATAAAGCATATAAAGGAGATTAGGATTTATACCGAAAAGAAATTCGTTGCAGGCGATCATACTTGGGACGTTAAACATGTCGATTCGGAAGGCAAGCGATTACTTGAAGTTTTTGACAGAAAAACAAAGTGTGATATTACAGGCGATGTGGATTTTAATTATTTTTACAAACTTGTAGAGGGTGACTACATAGAGTTAAACGCAGACAGGGATAAAAAGATAAATATATATTTCTACGAGCATGAAGACTATCAGTATTTGCCGAAAACTATAGGCGACAGCGATGACGGATTAAAGCAGCCAAGTCAAGACAAATCTATTTGGTATACAAAGGGAGAAAATGAGATACACCTTGACTGTCTTTTTGATAAACAGCTTATAGAAGGAAGTATATATACAATCTCAAATATGTACTTTGCTAAGTGGAGAAGAATGATGGATATTGGGAATAATACATACGAAAACCATAAATTCGAGTTTAACGAAGAAAAAGCTAATGCGGGAGATAAGTTTGCAACGTTTTATATAGCAGTGAAATATTCACCTATTGTAGATGACGCCGTGCTTAAAGGCTCTAATAATCTGGACGGAGATATAACCGTATTGTATAACCAAATGGGCGAGCAGGTATCGGCGACGGGCTTTATGGATAATCTGAACTCCTACGCGGGCGATATGGAAGAGCGCAGCTTACAGAGAGGTAAAGCTATACGTGTGACAGAAAGCACTCCGTACGCTTTCTCGGATATGTGGAAGGGGCTTCCTCGAGTCGGTGCTAACGTATACGACTCTAAGACCAATAAGCAATATGTAATTACAGAGCTTGACTACAACGTATTGAGCGTAAAAGCGGAGATCATTGCGACTTTGGACGAAAAGTCCGCAGGTGTTGCCAAGTCTATACGTCCAAATTCGGAGATCGAGCTCGGCGTCCTTTCGCTGAATGAGACGGTAAAGAGCAATACTAATATCGAGTTCCGCATAAGGATAGGTTTGACTCCTCAGAAGGGAAGCGAGCTCGGATTCTTGCTCGCACAGTCGGCCAATGCAGAGCGCGTGCTTGCAGGTATTACAGGTTATAACATTAGGAAGACTTACATCAAGTATCTTGCGTTGCTCAAGGGCGATGAAAATATTACTTCGCTTAAAGGCAAAGGGGAAGGAGTATTTTTCCCTGTGATATCGGGGCTTTATCGCAACGGACTGTATTTTATTACTGGCTTCAATCATAACAAAGTTGCAGGTTTCTTTGAGAGCAATCCGGTATTTTATACGGATATCGACGGATATCTGCCGTCAATGGGATTGTTTTACCTACATTCTTTTGGCGCAGTTGAAAGTCTGCGTATCGGCAAGTCTTTCCCCAAGCTAACGAGTTCTGATACCGATAGATTGTTCGGGCCTATCAGGAGCAGCTATGCGGGATTTGCAGTGTTAGATGACCGCGAATATCCGTTCGAGATATACAAGGACAGACACGAGATAACGGGCATTACCACGCAGATCACTTTTAACGGTGCGGACGGTATATTATTGTCTCCGGCGGTTCCGATTCGTACAGCCTTTGCAGAGCCCAAGCGTTCCGATATGTCCATAGTGCTGCTTAGCAGAGAAGCATCGGTCGATAACGATATGTGGCGCAGCTATGTTATCAATAAGTATCCTGTAGGTGAAATAAGCGCTAACTATACCAAGAGATATATTAGATATACAGTTGCTAAAGACCTCCCTGATCATAGAGCATGGGCTATAGTAGATAGCGACGACGAGTTGAGATTGCTGTCCAATACCAAGTTGCCTGTTGACGCCGACGGAAAATTTGTATTATACTATGGTATAGAAAAAATTATTATATAAAACAGTTGCCACGGCGGCATTGTATGTCGCCGTGGCGTCATAGGAGAAATACATATGAAATATTACATAGTAAAATATCGAATGATAATCACCATGGCAATGGTATTGATAGCATTTTGTATGATGTTCGTTGGCGTAAGGTATACGTTTAATGACAAAGATTATGGCATTTTTCAAGGCAAAATTAGCGAAGATTCGATATTTTTTGGCGATAAGGATAATTACTTTAAATATGACGAAACTGTAATGAGTGACACAACGGTAGTAGTGGATTGGAAGGATTTTGATTTAACGCTTGTTAGAATGAAAAGCATTTACGTCCCGATTTACTTACTGTTACTTATACCGTTCGCAGTAGCGTTATATGCTTTGTTGCGAAAGAAGAAGTTTTCTCCTTACTGGTTATTGATAGGGGTCCTGCCACTTATATTAGATATAATATTAAATGCTTGCTTATATAATATGTTCAAAGATAAGTTTTTAAGTCCTTCGATTGGCAGCATCATGTGTACGGTTATCTGTCTTGTAGCAATGGGCTTAAATTTCTTATTTGATTATTGGGAAAAGCAAGGGGTGCAGCGTCCGCCCGTACGAGCGAAGAAAGAGAAGCCTAAGACCGACAAGCAGAGGATAGACGAACTAGAGAAGAGACTGCAAGAGTTGGAGGGCAGCAAGCAAGATTAGATTATTAAAACAGAAGGCGGCAGCTGAATAGCTGTCGCTTTTCTATATGTCCCGAAAAAGAAAGAGAGCACGACAGTTACTGTCGTGCCCCCTTAAAGGGAAAATATTTATATGACTGCTATTATAATAACTGATAAAATAAATAATGTCAACTATTTTTGTACAATATTTTAATATTTTGTACAAAAAAACTCGTATGTGTCACATATTGTCATATATTTACTTATTCAATGCATTATATTAGCTATCGGCATTATAAATCATTTAAGCAATTTGGGCGGTCTTGTAAGACTGTCTTTTTTTTGTATATAAAAATTAATTCGGAGGTTATTAAATGTCAAAGAACGGAAGAGAACTCGATATAATTATGCTTGGCAATGGGCGTATAGTTTCGTATGACAGCGAATTTATATTCGAGCACTCCAATTATGCGAATACCGTTAGGCTAATATCGCCTGATATAGGTTTAGGCTATACGGTAGAACTGAATATGGTCAGAGCAGACGGTATCGAGGGCGTGCCGCTCGGCATGCGTTATATCGGCGCGGCGGATTGCGATGTGGAAGGCATTGCGCGTAAGTGCTATATTTGGTCGGCGGAGCTGAGCGAGTGGCACTTATACAAGTCGGGGAAAATGCTGATATCTATATCGGCGATTAACGGACATGGTGTACGCATTCAGAGCGGTATTGTTCAAGTATATGTCAACATGTCGGTGCGAGGTGCATACACTCCGCTTGACACATCTACGGCTGAAGTACTTGCAGCTCAGATTGCCGCGCTATCCGATTTGGTGTCGGACGCTATAGACAGCGTAGAGTTTATAAGCGATAAGTCTTCGGGCGAATACCTTAAGCTCAAAGTTACTACCGTCAGCGGAGATGAAAGCTACATCAATATAGGCGCGGATAAGTCTATAGTTAATATCATATCGCTTGTTGACGTAGATGGGCGCAATATCTTGCGTATTACTAAAGCGAGTGGGGAAGTAATCGATATTCATCTTTCTGCGCTTGATAAGGCTGTTATAGATGCAGAAAACGCCTTTAATAATTCAAGCATTGCGCTAACCGTTGCCGACGATGCCAATCGAACAGCAAAGGAAGCGCTTGAGCAAGCTAAAGTAACAGGTACGCAGGTAGAGGTTAACGGTAAATTTCAGCAGAAGATTGCATTTATAGATGACCCGCAGGCGCAGATAGATGCAAAGACACAAGTCAACGTCGGCGGCGTACCACAAGGCATTGTAGATTTCACGAGTGACCCGCAGGCACAGATAGATGCGAAGACGGCAGTCAACATCGGCGGAGTAAGACAGAGCGTTGTCGAATTTGTAAGCGATCCGCAGGAGCAAATCAATTCAAGGACGCAGGTTATAATAGACGGCAATGTAGAGCCTGAGGTACGGTTTATCAGTGACCCGCAGAGACAAATTAATTCAAAGACGCAAGTCAATGTGGACGGAGTCGGACAAGGTCTTATTAGTTTTGTGAGCGACCCGCAGGCGCAGATTAATAATCTCAATATCGAGATTAATCGCGTAGACAACAGCGCACAGCAGGGCATAGCACAAGTCGACGTTAAGGCGGAGCAAGGTATTACTATCGCAAATGAGGCGAAAGAAATAGCGCAGGAAGCTCTTGACCAATCTAAGGTCACAGGCACGCAGGTGCAAGTCGGGGGTGTCTTTCAACCGACGCTTGATTTTACGAGCGACCCGCAGGAGCAGCTTGATAGTAAATATTCGTCGGTCAATCCCCCGCCACCTTACGATGGAATAGCGTTGATACCGAGCGGCTCGGACTTAAACGATTATAGAACACCGGGGACGTATATAAGCGAAAGTAGCGATAACGTAATAGTTAATCTTCCGAACAACTATTCAGCAGGTAAACTACTTGTTTACCCGACAGGGAGTAGCAATGTGTATCTTGCGCAAGAGTGGCTACAGCTTGCTTCCAACAATCGCTATATCCGCTACTGGAATGGCGAGCGCAACGCGCAAGTATGGAGCGCATGGCAAAAGGTTTTGTATGAAGATATTGTGTATATTGTCCCCAACGAGTTGAAAGACCTTAATCATGCGCCGAAAAACGCTTACGTGAAGATGAGTTATAGCACGGGCAGCGATGTGCAAAATCGTCCTACAACAGCTGGAGGATTTTGGCTAAGTGCATTCTCGAGCAATAACTACGGAGAGCAGATATACGCGGCTGATAACGGCAACGTGTATTTTAGACCCTTCAGTGGTGGTGTGTGGGGGAACTGGAAGACAGGGCTGTTTATTGATCCGACGACTCTTGGAGAACCGTCCACTGCTAATGGATGGACGATAGGCGGACAGGAGCTGGAGCTCCCTCCTCCTGGTATATATATGTTTCAAGCGTCCCTAAGCCCCGAGGGGGGGGATTTTTGGCTTAAATCCCCTGTATTAACGACTCTTTATAGTAACAATATTGAATTCCAATGTCTGATTATACGAAAAGGACTCTCGATCTTAACTAAGGGATCAGTGAGCGGTTGGTATATTCGGAACTCGGACGACACAAGTAGTGGTACTTCCGTTAAAAGAATAGCCTACAAAAAAATAATATAAGGAGATAAATATGGGATACTGGGACAAAAACATACGCGGCTTCGTACCGCAGCAAAACGAAGAGGGCACGCTGCCCGAGTACACAGACGAGCAGATTAACGACATGCTCAATAGCGGAGTAGTTGTTACAGGAGAGGACGGACTACCCACGGTAATGCCGTTCCCCGAGCCGACGGCAGAGGAAAAGCAAACGCAGTACGAGCAGGCAGTAGAGCGGTTAATCCGCGAGCGATATACAGTATCGCAGGAACTGGCAATACTGCGTCAGCAAGCTACAAAAGCAGAGGAGTATACTACATACTTCAACTACTGCGAACAATGCAAAGATAATGCATATTTTGAAGTTTATGCGGTAAAAAGGAGTAAGTTATGAGGATTGAATATAAGCTTTTAACTCATAGGGCGGTTCGTATTGGGGCTGCTCCGATTATAATCGACGATGCGGGATTGACATTTAAGGTGAACAATTTATCCTCGGGAGCTTACGTATTAAGGATTTATCGAGACGGCGGACTGATCGAGGAGCATACATTAAGCGATAGCGGAGAAGTGCATATTCCTCGACGCAAAGTCAAGACAGGCTTTGTAAGAATGGATTTAGTCCATGTCGATTGCAACGGTTTAGCGGATAACATAATAGCTTGCGAGCCGATAGGTATCTACTCTTTAAGCGAGCAGATACATGAGCCATTAGTAGCTTATCAGGAGATCGATAAGGTACTTGCAGACAACGCGCATTTGAATGAGTTATGCGATACACTTATCGCTAAGGTCAATCAGCTTGCAGAAATGCTGCAAGAGTATCAAATAAATACATCATCAGCGCTTGCGGATATACGCGGTGCTTATAAATTAAAACTATTCGGAGGCAATAACAATGATTAATAAGTTAAAAGTGATTTTTGAGTGGACGATATGCATCGTCCTTATTTTTTGCGCGATACTTATCCCGCTTGCGATATACGGCGGCAGCGCGGTAGCAGAAGAGCTCGACGCGGGCGACGGTACAGACGGTGACTATATCGTCGAGGACACGCAGGAGAGCGGCGGCTTCGGCGCGTGGATTAAAGCTAATTGGCAAACTATTGTACAGGCATTCGCAGGAGTATCGGGCGTAGCTGCTGTATCGGCTATGATAGGCGTAATTACGCAAATCGTTAAATTTATTAAGGTTTGTAAGAGTGGTAATGCGTCTACAGAAGAGCTAAAGGCGGCGTATAATAACATCGTTGACGAGATTAACGATGTCAAAAATCATACCAACGCTATGCTTAATGACGAAAGCACAGCGCTTAATGTTCTTGCCAACGCAAGCAAGAGTGCCGCGGACAAGCAAGCAGCCTTGCTCGGCGTAGTGCAGCGACTTATTGACATGAGCGAGCTGCCGCAAGAGACGAAAGTCAGCTTAACGGGACTGATTAACGGAGGTATAACCGATGAGCAGGCGGCAGAAAGGTAATATCGTTTACTACATAGGATTAATAGGGGCTATCTTAGCCCCTTTAGTTGCAGCTTTGACGCAGTTTCCTGTGTGGGTAGAGTACGTAGATAGCGGCGAGGTAGGCTTTTTGTTTGTTTTTGCGGCTATGCTGTGTGGCGTGCCGCTTTTTAAGCATTTTAAGATTGCATTGCGTTCGCCTACAGCAACGGTCATGTGGGTATTCATATTCCTGCTGTCATGGTCACTTGAGAGCATTATAACGCAAATTAAGTTAATCGCGCTTGTGGGATTGGTGGCTAACGTAGCAGGCGCGATACTGTGCGGCGTAGGCAATTACTTGCGTCGTCCCTCATCGCCTAACAACGGGCAATTAAATTAATAACAGGAGATATAATTATATGGCAGAAAAATTCGAGAGCGGGCAGGAGTTTCCAGAGCTTAATCCTATTAAAAAGACTGTTAAAGGTACTATTTATTTGGTGAGTAATATTGCCTTAACGATAGCTGTTGTATTTATCTATTTCGTTTCGCTAAAGCCCGCGATAAAAATAGACTGGGGCGAGATCACGTACGAGATAGTTATACTTTGCTTATTTGCATACATACTATTCTGCAATAGCCTTGCTCGCGCTAAGCTCAAGGGGCAAGCGACGGACGCGCACAGTAAGGCTGTGGACACATATACAGAGGCTAACTCACGCTTATTGCAAAATCATAATATCGACTACTTGTATAAATTTTGCGAGGCGCATAAACGCGAGGACCTCGAGAACCGACGCAAGGGGCTACTCATAAGCGTAAGCGTGAGTTATCAGAAGTATATCGAGGAGTATTGCAATCTTACAAAAAAAGACCTCGCCTTGTTGGAGCGCGTAAGCAATGTAGACGGCAAGGAGCGGACGGTTAAGCTATTTACGCGCAGACAGATAAGAGCTATCATGCAAGCTAATCGCATGCGCTGTAAGAAATTCGATGAGACTATGCTGATTACTATCGGTAAAGTCTCGGGCAATAGATTTTTGCCGCGGGACCCTCGAAAGAATGAAATATTTTATAAGGTTAAAAAAATTGCCATGAGCTTGGTAACCATGACGTTAACCGCCTCAATCACCGTAGACGCCGTGCTCGACTTATCGTGGGCAACGGTCGCAGAGTGCGCCGTAAAGCTCGTAGCAATGGCGTGGGCATGGACAAGCGGGCATATGTTTGGCTGGGACAATACCACTAAAGATGAGGTATATTTTTTGCAATCTAAAGCGGAATGGTGCGACAGGGCGGATCGCTGGCTTAATAATTACGCAATACAAAAAGGGGACGCTTAGTCCCCTTGATTTTTTATTGATTGCACAATTTTGTTTAAGTGCTTTTTATCTTTTATTTCGTTTTTCATTCTATTTGTTTTTTTTGTTTTTTTATATTTAATTTGTAAATGATATTGCTCTAATTCGTTAATATATTCTTTTATCGTATGCAAGATATGATCCAAATACGAGTTTAATTTTATTTTAATATCACATATGTAATCAAAATCCATATCACTGCTGAATTTATTGTATTTATTTATCGCTATATCCAACTTGTTTTTTAGAGATTGGTATTCGTCCATATAACTTAGATATTTGCATAGAATTTTTTTATTATATTTTAATTTATCACATATTAAAATATAAAATTCTGTGATATAAAGAAATGTAGAATTAAAACGTATATAACAATCGTAAAACATGTCAAAATTTTTATTTTGTAAAGCAATAGATTCTTTTGCAGAATCATAATAAAGTGCCTCAAATAATAAATCATGTCGATTTTTTAAGGTTTGCAACATTATAGCTGAATAATTTATATTCTTATCCTTAAGTTGAGTAAATATTAACAGTATAATACTGGAAATTAAGCCTGTCCCTATACCTATAGAAAGATTTGATAGCCAATCAATATTTAGTATGAAATAGAATAAAGCAGATAAACCTATAAAGCTTATTGCAGAAATAATTAATATAAATATAACGATATTGCCTCTGTAAGTATGTGGAGAATTTAAGATAGGGCTTTTATAAAGTCTATCAGTATGGGTGAGAGTCTCTATATTACTAAAATATTTTTCCTGCCACTGCGCAAGTTCTTTTTCGTTCATGGGATTATACAAATTACTCTTGTAGGTCATATTGATATTCTTGGGTAGTAAATGGGTAAACCGAATCAACCCCCGTTTTTATTATTTATTTCTATTTGTGATTTCCAAAAGAAAAAGACGCTATATTGTGTTGCGCCCTTTCCTTTTATCAATATATATGGTGCCGCTGGTCGGACTCGAACCGACACGGTATCGCTACCACCGGATTTTGAGTCCGAGTGTTCTAATATTTATAAATAAAAATGCTATTTGTACGCTGTTTTAATGATTTTAATAGCACTTTTATAGAAACATAATGCATTATTTTGTGTTGTTAATTGGGTAAATTTTGGGTATATACATCTAAAAAATCAGCTATTTTTCTTAGCACGATATTATATTCTTGTCGAATACTTTCAAGTTTTTCATTTTCAGAAAGTGACCCGTTATAAAATACACTTTTAGCTAACTGTTCGGGATGAGTATAAGTTGCTAAAGTCATGCTTACAGTAGAATGCCCCATATATAAAGAGACAGTCTTAGCATCAAGTTTTTGTACGCAGATTGCTATAGTCCCAAAAGTGTGTCTTAGCTCATGTAGATGATGATGATCTAAAATATTCTTCACTAAGTAGCTTGCTTGTGATTTAGTAAGAGGAAAATAGAATTCCTGTACATTTTGAGCGTCTAAAATTTGCAACAATTTTCTCACAAGCGGGAACAATGGAATAGTCCGATCTGATGATTTTGTTTTGGTTCCAGCTATATGTAAGCTATTATTTTCATAATCAACATCGCAAGGTTTTAGTAGAAGAGCTTCTGTACGACGTGTGCCTGTCAAATAGACAAATGTAATATACAACTTTTCATATATACTTATTTCATTATTTGAATAAAGTTTATCAAAAAGTATCATTTGTGATTTGAAGCTTAATGCGCAACCAGTAACCTTTTCGTGTTTCATTTGTTCTACATTATCACATGGATTATTTTTAATTACGCCCATGCGCTTTGCATAATTGAATATATTATTAAATACGCCTCTTATTTTTTGTCTTTTTCGTGTTTGCGGGATAGAGTAAATAAATTCTTCTATTTGCCTGGAAGTATATTTATTAAGTGGTTTATCAAAGTTTCTTTTTTTTACGATATAATTATGTTCGAGTATAATATCCTCTATTGAACTTGATGCTAATAATTTCTTTTTATAAGGCAAGTATACATTATCGAAAAATTCGGAGAAAAGCGGCGTTATATTACTTTTCTTGTGCTTTTGTCCTTTAAGTTTGTTGGTAAGTTTAAGCTCTATCTCTTCTTTAGTGCGCCCGTAAATTGAGCCAAGTGCTTGTGTACGAAGCTCTATAAGTCCATCTGCTCGTTTTCGGACAGAGCCTTTTATTGTAAGTTGTATAAGCATATTTTTTACCTCCTGAATGATTAATTCGGGAGTTGATTCTTTTTTGCAATTTTCAAATATTAAATTGTCAAGATACAAATTTACTGGAGTCGGTTCAGATGTTTGATTTTTTGAGACCTCTTCGCCTGCAATAAATCCTATTAAAGAATAGATTGCAGATTGTGCTTGTTGCGTTTGATTGTTAAAAAGACATCTTATATCATCGATTTCATTTTCAAGCGCTTTTAAGCGTTCTTCTGTGCTTTGCATTGTAGCAATGCTTGCCGCTAAATTTCTTAAGTGATGCTTTAATTTAACGTAGTTCATTGTATAATCCTCCAAGTGTGAAATAAGAAAAATTATACAATATATGACAAATTTTGACAATATTAAAAATAATATTGATAAAATTTAATAACCTAAAATTTTATTGGTGTCAACTCCTATATTGCCAAGTATTGCCGCTATATATGACAAGCACATTGCTCGCAAATTTGAGTTTATTGCATTATAAAGTTTTACAGTATCTATAAAGTGTTTATCTTCAAGCAGATTAGCATATTCATGAGCAAATTTTTCCGATAATTCATAATTGAAGCGTTGCTGCATCTCATTTTTTGTCATTATCTTTGAGTCTCTACCAAGCAAATAGTCTATGCTCACATCAAAGTAATCAGCAATACATTTAAGTGTTTTGAAGTTAGGTTCTCTTTTTCCTGCTTCCCAATTCCCAATTGTCGATTGAGAAAGATGTAAATCTGCTGCTAATTTATACTGAGAAATATCTTTTTTTTCTCGTAATTCTTTTAATTTTATTTTAAATATATTATCTTCAATATCCATAGGTATATCTATTTCCAATAAATAATCTATATTAACTTTAAGTGCTTCAGCAAATAAAGATAATTTCTTTCTTGGTACATCATTTACTCCTAATTCAATTTTATTTATTGATGAACGAGAAGTATATCCTGTTTTTATTGCTAATTGCATTTGTGACATTTCTAACTCTTCGCGACGTTGCTTAATTTTTTCACCTATCATTATGAACCTCCATATTTTACTTTATAGGCTTGTAGAAAAAAAATCAACAATAGCATAAAAATAATCAAAAAAGCGTTGACAAATAATCTACGGGACAATATAATTAAGTAGATGAATAATCTACACGACGAGGATATATGACGATTAAACAATTAAGGCAAAGAGTAGGGACTCAAGAAGAGGTAGCAAATATTTTAGGGTTTTCAGATAAAACGGCTATTTCCAAGTGGGAAAGTGGTAAGACTATGCCCAAAACCAAAGACCTACCGCGCATAGCGGAGGTATTGGGGGTAAGCGTGCTGGACTTGCTTGAGGCTTTGGCAGCGAGCAGACAAGTGTAAGAGGAGAGTAAGAAATGCGAGTAGAAACGATAATACGCCTGCCCGAGCAACTTAAGGAAGAGTTAATGCGAGAAGCAGGCGAGAGAGGATACAGCTTTAACGAATATGTATTGCTACTTATTCATAAAGCGCGTCAGTGTCAATCTCAATAGTGCCGTTGGCGCGTTCATAGTCGGCAATGTAATTGGTAAGAACAAGAATTATTTGCTGATTTACAGAGCGAAATTCTTTAGAGGCAATAGCCTTAACCTTGAGATATAGCTCATCGTCGCAGCGGAATTGTCTTTGAGGTTTGTAACTGGGCATAAAATGCACCTCCGAAAAGTGATAACAATATTATATCATGCAAATAGATAAAAATATGATAACAGATAGTTGACAAGAGATAACAATGCTGCATATAATAATGTCACCAAGGTGGTAACACCTCAAACAAGGAGGACGGTATGGCAAGTATATTAGTAAGATGTCCCGATACGATAAAGGACAAGCTTAAGAGCGAAGCAGAGAAGTTGGGAATATCTGTTAACGCGTTGGTGCTAAGTCTATTGTGGGCGTGGCACAGAGGAGAGTAACAGCGACAAGCGTTAGAGGAGGACAAGATATGAAAGCCATATATAAAGATTATTGTGGCTCATACAGCATAACAGAGCACAGGGACGGCACGGCGACATTGCGTTGCAGGAACAGTGTAAACAATCACTTAGATGTTAATAAGCGATACAAGAGCGTCAGAGGCGCGCAAATAGCGCTTAGCAGATACTGCGGCGGCATGCCCGCTAAGCAAAATTAAAATCGAGGCGATAAGATGAAAAAACAGCGCAGAGCCTGAACAGTCCGCCCGATGAGTCGTTGAAAATTACGACGAAACGCCGCAAGGCGTCGCGGAACACCGCAAAGGAGATCGAGAAATGAACACACAAGAATACAAGAAGTTTTTAATTAACAATATTTTAGAGTGGCAAAAAAACGGACAATTTACCCGTGAACAGCTCGAAGAAATGACAATCAGAGCATTAGAAAGAATACACGATAATATTTAAGAGAGCAACGCCCCACTATTCGGGGCAGTAATGTGGTTAGAGTTCAAGAGAGACGAGACGCTTGACGAAATATACGACTTAATAATTCAAGTTGGAGTCAAGTTCGAAAATGGGCTTGACTACAGCGAAGAAATAGAGAGAATAAAGCATTTACCGACATTGTTGGGTAGGCGGATAAGCCTTAGAGGAGAGTAATTATGTTTGACTTAAAAGCGATAAGCGAGCGCCTAAAAGAGCGCGGATACAAGTTCAAGGACTGGGCGGACAATCTACACAAGGGGCTTACGATAAGCCGTGAGGACGGCATAGACGGGCACATCGGCGAAGATGAATACTTCTTTGTTCGCAAAAACAAGCGGTTA